CATTGATGAAAGAAGTTTGGATGAGAAAGTTTATAAGATAAGAGCAGTTATTCCAAAAGAACTTTCTGGTGCTAAGGATCCAGAAAACGGATTTATTATTCAGGACTCAAGCACAACTGGCGCAAGACCTAATGATTTTACAAGAACTAGCATTGCAAGCACCGATTACAATTACAATAAGAATCAAAGATTCATTACAACTTGCACAGTAAGTTCTGGTACGGTTACAGTCTTATCTGAACTTCCACATGACTTAAATGTTGATGATATTGTTATTGTTAAGAATGTAACCGACAGCAGTAACTTAACTGGCACATATAATCGTGGATACAACGGAAGATTCCGTGTTGCTTCTGTTGTAAATGATATGTCGTTTACATACTCTACCACAGATTTGACTGGAAGAGTTCATACTCCAGGTGCTTCCAGCACAAATAATATTGATTTAAGAGTTACCGATGACCAAGTTAGAGATCTTCCTCGTTTCGAAAGAAATGATATTCGACAAAATCTTTATGTCTATCGAAATGAAGTAATTTCTTCTTATGTTGAGGGGCAGCAAGATGGAATCTATCACTTGTATGTTTTAAATGCAAGTAACGGAATTCCTGAAGAGTTTATAAACCTAAAGTATTCGCAAAGTCCTGTAGATCTTTATCCTCAATTGGATAGAGATAATGTCAATTCCAATCCTCCAGCAGCAAAAACATTTGCACTTCGCTCACCAATTGGCGACACAAATACAAGCGACTTAAAGAAGAGTATTACCCGCGAAACGATTGATAAATTCGCAACATCTCTAGGAATTGGTCAATCAATTACTTCGCTTACTTCATCTTCAACAAGTGCTACTCTTACCTTTGGAAGAAATCATGGTCTCGGTGGTATTGCTATTGGTGCTATTACTGCTGGAGCATCATACAATAATGGCACCTATTATGATGTAAAACTCCTAAACACAGACCCAAGTCCCTCTGTTGGAACTTGGAAAGGTGCCACCGCAAAAGTAGTTGTAACTGGTGGTGCTGTTACTTCCGTTGATATTATTTCCGCTGGATCTGGATATACAAACGGAGAAGCACTCTATTTTGACAACACCAGAATTGGTGCTGGTAATGGTAACGCGAGATATACATTATCAACCGCCGGTATTTCTACAAGCATTGGTGATGTAGTTCAGATTACTGGTATTGGCACCACATCTGATTCTTATCATCGTATCAGTGCGGTTAATTCTGCATCTCAAATCTCTATTGCTAAAACTGCTGGAGATCCAACACCAGTTGTTGGTGAGTATGTCTTCATTGTAGGACCATCTGCTAGAATTACATCTACAAGTTATAGTTCAACAACTGGAATTGCAACATTCACGACAGCAACTCCACATGGATTGTTGGCAGGAAACAAGTTTAGAGTCATCGATTCTTCTAATAATAATGCTGGAGACTATCTAGTTAAGGAAAGAGTAGGCGTAACTACATTTACTGCGATTACAAATCAATCGTTGAGTGTTGCAAATGGTCATGTATTGAAGCACGGTCTGTCTGCTAATGATGCGATTTCTGATATTAGAGAAGAAAACTTTGGTATTCGTCAAACTTCTTTTTATGGAAATGAAATTGTAAGACTCACTGCAGCAATTACAGATGATTCTGCTGCAACAACTCTTCAAATTTCTTCTATTACTTCGGGTATTGGAACTGGTGCAAGATTCTCAATGGGGTCTTACATCCAAATTGATAGTGAAATAATGAGAATTACTTCTTCAAGTAATAATTCTCAATTTACAGTCATTCGTGGTGCTCTTGGAACAAGAAAAGAAACTCACGATGCAGGATCACTAATTCGTAAGATTGACCCAATTCCAGTTGAATTCCGTAGACCATCAATTCTTCGTGCTTCTGGACATACATTTGAATATCTTGGTTACGGTCCAGGAAACTATTCCACTGGTCTTCCTCAAGTTCAAATCAAGTCTCTTACTGAAAGAGAAGATTTCTTAGTTCAATCACAAGAAAGATCTGGGGGCATTGTTGTTTATACTGGTATGAATAACAATGGTGATTTCTTCAGTGGAAACACCAAAACATCTTCAACTTCAGGCGAGATTACTTCATATGATATTCCAACTCCTACAGTAACTGGACAAGATCCTTCCAAATCCAGTGTTGTTTATGATGAAGTCACTGTTAAAGAAAGACTTCTTGTAGAGGGTGGTGATTCTGGTACGGTTCTTTCTCAATTTGACGGTCCTGTAACATTCAACAAACAAATCAGAGCAAAAGATGCTGTTACATTTAGTGGACAAGTCAGAATTACAAATACAACATCTTCCGATTCTGTTGGAAAAGGTGCTCTGACTGTCAAAGGTGGAGTTGGAATTGGAGAAAATCTTTATGTTGGTGGAAATTCTGTTTTCACTGGTAGCGTAACTTTAAATACATCTCTTGATGTTGATAATTTGAGACTGGACGGAAATGTATTAAGTTCTACAAATACCAACGGCAACATTACACTTACTCCAAATGGGTCAGGAATTGTAATAGTAAGCAGCGATTTGCGCGTCAATGGCAACGATATTCAAGCATCTGATGGTAACACAAACATTACATTAGCATCTAATACACTTACAACATTTGCTGGCGATATTCGTATTAATGGTAATGATATTCAGTCTTCAGCAGGTTCTGTAGCACTTAGTTTGTCAGGTACAGATGTAACAACTGCCAATAATCTCATTGTCACAAATGACCTGAGAATTAATGGTAATGATATTCAATCTTCCACCGGATCTGTTGCACTCAGTCTATCTGGAACAAATGTAACCACTGCCAATGATTTAATTGTTACAAATGACCTGAGAATCAATGGCAATGATATTCAAGCATCTGATGGAAATACTAATGTTACATTAACATCTAACACTCTTACTACATTCGCTGGCGATATTCGTATTAATGGCAATGATATTCAGGCATCAAATGGTAATACTAATATTACTCTGACATCAAATACCCTGACCACATTTGCTGGCGATATTAGAGTCAATGGTAATGATATTCAAGCATCTGATGGATCAACCGCTATCAGTCTTTCGGGAGCAAATGTAACAGTTGCTGGAACATTAAACGTTAATGGAAACACAACTCTTGGAGATGCAATCACCGATATTACAACTGTTAATGGTGAATTAAGAGTCACTCAAGATATCACGGCATTCTATACTTCGGACCAAAGGTTAAAAGATAATATCACTCCAATCCCAGATGCTCTGAACAAAGTTATTTCAATCAGTGGTAATACATTTGATTGGAATGAAAAATCAAACAAAGAGGGTAATGATGTTGGTGTTGTTGCACAAGAAATTCTTGAAGTTTTACCGGAGGCAGTAACAACAAGAGAGAATGGATACCTCGCCGTTCGTTATGAAAAACTTGTCCCACTTTTAATTGAAGCAATTAAAGATTTAAAAACTGAAATTGATGAACTAAAACAAACAATCAATAAGTAAAATGCCCACTCCATCATCTGGTGCAATTAGTTTTACCGATATAACAAATGAATTTGGTATTGCCGGTACAAGGTCAATATCAAGATATTATGGTTTAGACGCTGGTATTCCAAACAGCGGTCAGATAAAGTTTTCAGATTTTTATAGTAAAATAATTAATGCTACAAGAACTATAGGTGCGGCTACAGATTACAATGCCTATAATGACCTTTCAAATGCATCTGTTACGGGTGGATATAAATCAATTGCAACGATTATTACCAATAATCTGCCAGTTAAATATTACTTAACTGTAAACGGAACAATAAGTGCATCAAACACTTCAACAACTGCCTTCAATACCGGCAGTTTTCCTGCAGGATCTTCACTCTATCTAACAAATAATAATTACATTGTGGGTGCTGGCGGAAATGGTGGAAATGCAAATGGTGGAGGGGGCAGCAATGGCGGTCCAGCTTTAACTTTAAATCTCACAACTTTCATTACAAATAATGGAACCATCGGTGGCGGCGGAGGTGGCGGCGGCGCAGGAAGCGGTGGTTGCTTTACTCAATGTCGGCAAGTTGGTTGTTGTGAGCAAAGGTGTGATACTGCCTGCGCCGATGGTGGTGGAGGTGGTGGCGGCGCCGGATCTGTTGCCGGATCTGGTGGATCTGGTGCAAATAGTGGTACTGCAGGAAATTTAACTGCCGGCGGTGGCGGCGGCGGCGGTGGATATTCTCAAAATGGGGCTGCAAGCGCCTCAGGATCTGCTGGTGCAAGTGGAGGAAATCTAGGGCAAAATGGTGGAAGTTCTTCTGGTGGCGGAGGGACGGCAGGCAACTATATAGTTAATAGTGGTTTTGCAACTTGGTTGGTAACTGGATCTAGATTAGGAGGTGTTGGGTAATGCAACCAGTAGAATTTAAAAATTTTAGAGATAGTAAAAATAAACTGCTGTTAAGTTATTGGACTATGAATAAAGGTGAAATATTCATCACCTGCGACTTATCAAAAACTAGTCTTGAATTGGGAGAAGATAATCAAATAGAAGATTATGGATGCACTTTTGCAACCGAAGGAAGCTTTACATTTCAAGAAATAGGAACGGATGTAATCGATACTGTTTATGCTGGAGACTCTTTTAATAGAAGACCACAAAAGGCAGTTTTAATAACTGCCTTAGAAGATAATTCAAAATGGTGCTATTCATTACATTTTAATAGTTTGTTTACCACAAATGAATCTGAAGGAGTGGAGTGGGAGTGTCCAAGTTCTGCAAAAACTTTAAATGGTGAGCAAATAAAAATATCAGCAGGAGAAACGATAGAAGTAGTTGACAAAAACAAAGATCTTTATCTTGCAAATCCAATATATAAATCAGAATTAAACACAATCACCTATAAAAGTCCTACTCAAGAAAATTTCACCAACCTTAATTTTGGTAAGTATTTAAGAATTAAAAAAGGTGAAGTTTTTGAAATTCAATCTGTCATTGATACTTATATTCCAAAACTTTATTATATTACTAGCCAACCATAAATAGTTAAAAATCTAAAATGGCAAATTATAAGAAGTCATTTAATTTTAGAAATGGAGTCCAAGTTGACGAAGATAATTTCGTTGTAAATGCGAATGGCTTGGTTGGAATTGGAACAACAATTCCAGAATCTTATCTTTTAAATGTTTATGGTGATACTAGAGTTATTGGACTAGTTACTGCAACGAGTGCAAAAATTGGTGACTTGAATGTTACTGGTGTTAGCACCGTTGGATTTTTAACTGCGTCAAATATAAATGCTTCTGGAGTCGTAACTGCAACAACTTTTTATGGAGATGCTGCGGGACTAACAAACATTTATGCAATTGCTGTTGATGGTTGGTATGTTTCTGCAGGCACTATTTCTACAACATCAAGTGTTGGTGTGGCGACAACCAATCCAACAGGAACTTTACAGGTTGGTGTTGCAGTCACGATCAATAATAATGGAAATGCAACATATACAGGAATCATAACTGCTGCAAGTTTTGCTGGAATTGGGTCAGATATTACTCAGATTAATGCCTCTAACATTTCTTCAGGAACTTTATCCAATCCTAGATTACCCCAAAACATCAATGTTTCTGGAGTTGTAACTGCTGCAAGTTTTGATGGAATTGGGTCAAACATCACTCAAATTAATGCTTCAAATATTTCTTCAGGCACTTTATCCAACCCTAGATTACCTCAAAGCATTAGTGTTTCTGGAATCGTAACAGCGTACAGTTTTGCCGGATTTGGAACAGATATTTCTGGAATCAATGCTTCAAATATTTCTTCGGGCACTTTATCCAATCCTAGATTACCTCAAAGCATCAGCGTTTCTGGGATCGTAACTGCCGCTGGCGGATTTGTTGGGAATGTAACTGGAACTGCAAGCACGGCACAATCACTAACAGGGACCCCAAGTATTACTGTTGGAAATATAACGGCTGCCAATTTAAATGCAAGTGGAATCATAACTGCCACTACTCTTGGTGTATCAGGACTTACAACAACCACAAATCTAGTTGCCCAAACAAGTATTGGAATTGGAACAACTAATCCAATTGGTGATTTGCAAATTAGAAATGCAACTGCTGCATCAATTCTAGTTACAAGTGATACTCAATCCGCACTTATTTCTATTGGAAGAAGCAATTCACTACAAACTTCCAATGGGGTATTAAGATTTGGAAATACTAACGTAAGTCAAGGATATAGCACACAGTCTTCTTTAGATATTATCAATTATGCTCTTGGAAATGTAAATAATTACTTGAATCTAGGTTCTTCTGGTGTCGGAACTGGTGCATTTAATTGGATTTATGGGCAAAATGCTAATACTCCATTAATGACTTTGACTTATGGAGGTTCTCTTGGAATTGGAATTACCATTCCATCTAACACTCTACACGTAGTTGGAACGTCAACAGTAACTGGAAATTCTTTTGTTGGTGGAAATCTTGGAGTTTCCGGAAACTTAACTGTTGGTGGAGTTTTAACAGCAAATAATCTTATTACAACTACACTGTCTCTTACGGGATCTTTAAATAACAACGTAAATGCAACAACAGGCATTTCAACATTTAATCGTATTCAAGTAAATTCTTCAGTAGGATTTACAACGATTACTACTACTGGAAACATTGGCATTCAAACATCTGCATCTTCAACTTATCCTCTTATAGTTAATGCCGGCACTACTGCATTCATAGTCAATTCACTTGGTGGCATTGGAGTTGGAACAAATGTATTCACTTATGCACCAAGTCTTGCATACGATGTAAGTGTTGATGCTGCTCGTGGTGTTGGTTATTTTCAGGGTGTTGGAGTTGGAACAACGACTCCAAGTTCTTTTGCTGATTTTAGTGCTGCTGGGTATAATGTTCCAACTCTTGGAAGTATATTCCAATTTATGATTCCACCTAAAGTCACAACAACGCAGAGAAATTCATTATCAATTGTAGAAGGTGGTTTGATTTATAATACAACTAACAAGAGATTAGAAGTTTATAATGGAATTGGTTGGTGCGGTATCGCTACAATTCCATAAGTCTTGATACTTAAGACACTTGACAAACTGGCACAGGGGGGTCGCAAGACCCCTTTTTTGCTGCTATAATAGTCCTATACGCAATGAGGTCAGTGATTCAACTCCGTCCCCACCAGCAACGTGCTCTG